AGACCGGCGGTAGGGGCGATGTCCTCGATGACCTGTCCGAAGCCGACATCACCGACGCAGAGGTTGCTCAGACCGGCGGTAGGGGCGATGTCCTCGATGACCTGTCCGAAGCTGACATCACCGACGCAGAGGTTGCGAATACGCTAGGTAGAGACATTGCCGATGATTTGTCCGATGACGCTGTTAAAGCCGCCATTGATCAAATGGAAGGCGGTATGTCATATGACGACTATGTCCGGCTTGTTGACGAGATCACAGGTACCGGCGCAGGCACGGGGGGCGTAGACCTGTCCGAAGCTGACATCACCGACGCAGAGCTTACGGACACGCTCGGTAAAGACGTTGTCGATGATCTGTCCGAAGCTGACATCACCGACGCAGAGCTTACGGACACGCTAGGTAAAGATGTTGTCGATGACCTGTCCGAAGCGGACATTACCGACGCAGAGCTTACGGACACGCTAGGTAAAGATGTTGTCGATGACCTGTCCGAAGCGGACATTACCGACGCAGAGCTTACGGACACGCTAGGTAAAGATGTTGTCGATGACCTGTCCGAAGCGGACATTACCGACGCAGAGGTTGCTCAGACCGGCGCTGAAAGCGATTTGGGCGATACCCGTGATGACATTGCCGACAGCGGCGGCACCAGCGGTGATGTACTTGACCGCGATTTGGGCGATGCTTTTGATAAAGACGTTGAAGATGTATCCGATGACGCTGTTAAAGCCGCCATTGATCAAATGGAAGGCGGTACGTCGTATGACGACTATGTGCGGCTTGTGGACGAAATCACAGGCACTGGCGCAAGCACAGGCGCGAGCACAGGTACCAGCACTGGTACTGGCGGCGGCTTAGGCGCTTTGGCCGACACGGTCAAAAACATCGTAACGAACAACCCGACAGCCACCGCGCTAGGCATTGCAGCGCTTACAGGCGCGGTCAGCGGCGGCACGCAGCAAACGACCGGGACTAGCGGAGGCACTACGCAAAACATCCCGCGTTACACTTCTCCGCGCGTGTTCGGCAATGTTCAAGGGGGTGCGGGCCAAGGCAGTGTAAGTGGTGGCGTCGGGGGTGGCGGAGGTGGCGGCTACGCGGACGACAGCGGCAAAACGCAGTCGCAAATTGCGTACGAATACCTAATGGGTATGCGTCCGTCTTCTCGCGCGTACCGTGGCGCGCCTGTTCAGCAAGCCCCTGCTAGACCGGCGGCTGTTCAGCAAGCTCCTGCGCAACAAGTTTCTGCGCAGCAAGCTTCTGCGCAGCAAGCTCCTGCGCGCTCGTATAGTACGCAGGAGATCATGAACGCCTACAAGGACTTTGTAGGCAATCAGGGCATGACCGAAGAAACCTTCGTATCTGAAGCGCGTCGTTTGGGCATCACCGATGAAGAGCTTATGGCTGCGCGTGGGCAGCTACTGCAAGAAATGCAAGCTCCTGCGCAGCAAACCCCAGCGCGCTCGTATAGCACGCAAGAGATCATGAACGCCTACAAGGACTTTGTAGGCAATCAGGGCATGACCGAAGAAACCTTCGTGTCTGAAGCGCGTCGTTTGGGCATCACCGATGAAGAGCTTATGGCTGCGCGAGAACAACTGCTCCGCGAAATGCAGGCGGCGCCCATGGCGGCAGGAGGCATTGCAGCACTTGCTGCCGGCGGACGTATGGCTGAGGGGCATCTAGGGAGCTACTCCGACGGAGGGCGTCTGCTGCGTGGGCCCGGGGACGGCGTTTCCGACTCCATTCCTGCTAGCATCGGCGGTAAGCACCCGGCGCGTCTGGCTGACGGTGAGTTTGTCATCCCCGCGCGTATCGTTTCGGAGCTTGGTAACGGGTCCACAGAAGCAGGCGCCCGCCAGCTTTACGCAATGATGGATCGTATTCAGAAGCGTCGAGGCAAGACTGTAGGCAAAAATGCCGTAGCAGTTGACTCCAAGGCACGTAAGTTCCTCCCCGCTTGAGGTGAAAAATGGCTGACGCAACTTCTTCTGTTGTTGAACAAACTAACATCCCCTCGTACGCGAGGCCGTATGTGGAAGAAATGCTCGGCGCAGCTGCTGGGCAGGTCTTTCAATACGCTACGGATGCGCAAGGTAATGTGCAAACAGACGCTGAAGGGCGTCCTGTCATTACCGGTTTCCAACCGCAGCAGTCTTACGGCGGGGAACGGTTTGCGCAATTTACGCCACTGCAGCTGCAGGCGTTTCAGGCGGCGCAGGGGCTCGGTCCTTCGGCAAACCTGCAAGATGCGACTAGCATGGCTAAGCAAGCCGGTCTCGGCGCGCTAGGCCACAGCTATACGCCTTTTTCTTTCACAGCGGACAATGTTGCGTCTGACGCGTTCAATGCTGAACGTGCTCAACAATACATGAGTCCGTACATGCAAGGCGTTGTAGACGTACAGCAACGCGAGGCGCAGCGCCAAGCAGACATCGCGCGCAATCAACTCAAGGCGCAGGCTACCCGTGCGGGCGCTTTTGGCGGTGCGCGGCAAGGCGTGATGGAGGCGGAAGCCAATCGCAATCTCGCGCTGCAGCTTGGCGATATTCAAGCTACGGGGCTGCAAGCCGCGTATCAGCAGGCACAGGCGCAGTTTAATGCCGACCAGCAACGTCGCATGCAGGCTGCTACGTCTAACCAGATGGCCGGTCTGCAGGCGCAGCAGCTTGGAGAGCAGTCTCGCCAGTTTGGTACAGGCCTTGGCATGCAAGCGCGGGGTCTTGGTTTGCAGGCGGCAGGCACGCTCGCTAATCTAGGCCAGACGGAGTTCGGACAGCAGACTGGCGCAATCGGGCTACAAAACCAGCTAGGCGGTCAACAACAGCAGCAAGTGCAAAATATTCTTGGCCAACAATACCAAGAGTTCGTTGAGCAAAAAGAAAACCCGTACACGCGCTTGGGCTTTATGTCTAACATGCTGCGCGGACTCCCCCTAGCGCAGACTACGCAACAAGCAACGCCTGCTCAGCCCAGTGCGCTTAACCAGATCATCGGCTTGGGTACTGCTGCCGCAGGCATCGGCAAGCTGTTTGCGCAGGGGGGTGCGGTCAACGATAAAGGCAACTCGGGTCTGTACGAGCTTATGTTGTCGCAAGTGCAAGGAGTTCGGTGATGAGTATTGCACAGTTTGAGAAACGACTTGAAGGCATGCCTACGCCGTACCTGATGCAGTACGCGCAGCAGGACCAAGGACCGGAAGGCGCTATTGCGCTGATGTTGCTTAAAGAGCGCAAAAGGCTACAACTTGCGAATGCGCCAAAAGCTGCACCTGATGCGCCGACTGTGCGCGAGCGAGAGCTTGCGCAGCTGGCAGGGGCCGGCATTGCACAAGCAGCGCCAAGCAACGTAGCCGCTATGGCTGGCGGAGGGCTTGCATCGCTTGTGCAGGACGATGTGCCGCGATACAACGGATCGGAAGAGCAGCTGGTGCGCGAATGGCAGACTTTGCCGTCCGAGCGTGGCGGTGCCGCCAGCAGTATGGGCGAGTTTCTTACCGGCATGTTCTCGCGCAATGACCGAAAAATCGACCCTGATACAGGACAACCGATCAGTTTTGCGGAGTTCCGCCGCAAGCGCGAACAAGTAGGCGCCGCGCCAGACGCTTATGGTCCGACATCTGGATGGGCCAGAGACCGGCTACAGACACCAGCTGCGGGGGCTGGCGCAAGGAAGGGTCAAGCGAAGCCTACCGGACCTCGCGCTACCCCCGCTGCACCGCCTGTCGCACCGCCTGTCGCACCGCCCGCTGCACAAGCGCCTGACTATACCGCGCAGTTTCGTGGGATTCTGGGCAAGATGGAAGACCCGCTTGCTGCAGAACGCAACGAGCAGTTTGGGCTTGAGGCAGCTGCGGCGGAAAGCGCGCGTAGGGCGCGAGAGTCAGCGGCTGAGCAAGGGAGCGCGCTATTGAAGAGTCGAGGCGCGCGCCTTGATCGGCAGGAGCAAGATCTTGCCAAAGAGCGTAACAGCAACATCGCTTTCTCGCTGATCGAGGCCGGCGCTACCATTGCCGCCACGCCCGGGCCCATGATGGCAGCTATTGCCAGCGGCCTTCGTGTGGGCGGTAGACAGTACCAAGCTGGACTTATCGAACTGCGTAAGTCTCAGCAGCTTATCAGTGCGGCACGCGAACGTTTGGAAGATGCTCAACTTGGCAATGATCGTGAAAAAGCGATGGCTGGTGTAGATGCGCAGCGCATGGTTGCTGAGGCAAATGCGCGCAGGCTGGCCGGTATTCAGCGCGTGTACGACGTAAACGCGCAGACCGCCAAAGCCATTCTTGAGCAACAAGCGCTGGATGCGCGACAGACCACGAAGCTGTCTGCGGAAGAAAGGATGCAGGCGACAAATCTTGCCGCGCAGGAAAGAATGTCGACAAAGAGCGACGCTGCGAGAATTCAAGCAGCACAGATTGCGGCAGAAGCTGGCGCCGAAGGTCGAGCGTTGCGTGATAGACTTGCCGAGTCAGGGCAAGTAGCCAGAATGCGAGAAAAGCTTCTGGAAGAGTGGAACAAGAGTGCGGAGATTATTCGTCGGCGGTACCCCAACGTGAAGTCGTTTGAGGACTTCTTGATGCTTAACGGCGTCCCCTCGCTTGGTGCAGCGGCGGGCACTCCGGGGTTAAACTTCGAGGGCGCTTACAAACCGCCCAAGTAAGGACACATCTCCATGCAGACCTACGAAGTCAAAGGCCCGGACGGACGCATCTATCGCTTCTCTGGGCCGGAAGGCGTTCCGCAGGCGGAGCTTGAGGCGGCAGCACGCAGGGAGTATCTGCGGCAACCCGCGCCTGACAAGTCGAAAGAGGGCTTTGCTGCTGCCGCCAAAGCGGGCACGCAGCGGCTGCTTGGGGAAGCGGCGCTCACCGCCGGCAAAGCGGGGTTCATCGAGCCTGAGCGCGCTGAGCAGATCTACGCGGCGCAGCAGCAACGTGCGGGAGAGATGTTTCAGCCCACTGAGGCATCGTGGTTTGAGTCCCCGCTGTTGAAGCTTCGCGAGCTTGCCGGGGGGTCTGTGCCCTACATGCTTGCACCGCTGGCGGTGGGTGGTGCGGGGGCGTTGGCTGCAACAGGCGTGGGTGCGCCTGCAGCGGCGGGGCTTGCTGCGCTTGGTGGTGCAGGACTCACGTCCCTTACACAGTTCACCGGCAGCAACCTCGCGCGCAACGTCGAGGAAGGCAAGCGTCTGGCGGAGACCAGCGGCACCGCCGCTGTTGCCGCTGCTATACCGCAAGCGGCGCTCGATATCGTGTCCATGCGCATGATCCCGGGGATTGGGCGCATCTTTGGGCGCGCAGGGGTCGACATCAGCGAAGAGACTGCGCAGCGTATTGCACAGCAAACGCTGCGTCAACGCGCTACAGACTACGCTAAGGCCACCGGCAAGACTATGGGGGTCGAGGGTGCCACAGAGTCTGGACAGCAGCTGCTGGAACGTTTGCAGGCTGGTCTAAGTATTACTGATGAAGACGCGCGCAAAGAGTACTTTGAGAGCTTCGTTGGCGGTGCAGTGCTGGGTGGTGCTATTGCGCCGTTTGGTACAGCGTTGGAGCGTGGCCGTGCGGTGCGTGAAGGCACGCGCATGGGTGAGGAGCGGCTGAAGACTGGGCTGGAGATGGGCCCGCCGGAGCCGGCCACGCCGCAGTGGACGATGCCTGCGGAGGAAGGCCCGCCCGAGTACGTCTCGGGTATGCAGGGCCCCCCGACTTGGGTCAAAGGGCTGGAGCCTTCGGAGCCGCTGCCGCCGAAGCTGGGGTACACGGAGAGCCCTGAGCAACGTCGTTCGCGCGTTGAGCAGGGGATTGCGGACATCGAGGCAGAACTCCAAGCGCGTGCGCAGGGTACGGAGCCCCTGACGCCGGAGCAGATCATCGCGCTCGATGCTCAGATGGAGCCCAAACGGCAGCAGCTGGAAGCGCTCAAGCAAGAGCTTGCCGACATTGGTCCGCCCCCGCCGGCTCCGCCGTCCGTGTCTTCGCTGCAACAGCAGGAAAAGAAGCTGCTCAAGGAGATGGAGGCCGCACGCGGGCGCGGTGACCTGTCGCTGCAGGCAAGGCTTGCGCGCAGGCTTGTCGAGGTGCGCCGGCTGATGGGGCAGGCCCCGACTGAAGAGGCGATGCCGCAGGCCACGGCAGAGATCCCGACGCCCGAGGTGCCGGCAGCTGAAGCACCCCAAGCGGCCCCTGACCTCTACTCGCAGGCGGTCGAGGCGGTGCAGGCAGCGGGCAAGCCCACGGTCAGCACCATCCAGCAAGCGCTGGGAATCGGCTACAAGCCCGCCGCCAAGCTGCTCAAGCAGATGGAGGAAGAAGGCGTTGTCACGCCCCCACAGGCCAACGGTCGGCGCGCGCTTGTTGCGCAGCCGCAGGCTGAGACGCCTGCGCAGCCGCAGACTGAGCCGCCTGCCGCACCTGAAGCCACTGAGGCCCTTCCTGAGCCCACCAAAGGCGCGGTGAAGCCCACCGAGTTGACTGAAGAGGCCGTTGCGCCGACCAAGCCCGCTGAGGCTGCAGCGCCTGCACCCGCGCCTGCACTGACCGTGGAGCCGGTTGTCGAGCCGGTTGCCGAGGAAGAAGAGGCACCGCTGCCTGAGTTCAAGCAGTGGCCTCCGAGACAAGAGCAGCCGGCAGAAGGCGCCGCTCCTGCTGCGCCCGAGTACTGGGGTCCGCCGAAGCTCACACCGGCTCGCGCAAAACGAACCGATGAGTACGAGCGCAACCTTATGGGTGCGCTGCGCCGGCTGGTCGGCTACTTCGAGCCCAAGAAGGTCGTCAATCCGGAGACACAGGAGATCGAGCTATCGCGCCCGGAGCCTACCGAGACGCAAGTCGAAGCAATCGCGGAACTGCTTACCAGAGGCTTGGAGCGCGGTGGTCTGCGGGCCGAGGCCGAGCGCGAAACGCGGGCCAAAGGCATGGCGGGGCCACCCCCGCGCATGCGCGGCGTCAACATCGACGAGGTACGGGATCTCGTCAACGACATCGCCAAGAGCCCCGAGCAACGCCAAGCGGTGCGGGAGGCACTGCGCGACCCGGCAGGGTCCGATTTCTTCGACATGCTCAGCAAACGGCTGCTGACGCGCCAGCGGCGCGAGTTCCCCGTGCGCAAGCCCACGCCGGCCAAGCCGGCGGTTGAGGCACCTGTACAGCAGCTGTCGAAGCTGTATCAGCAGGCTGCGCAGCGCAAGCTGGACAAAGAAGATCAGGAGCGCTTGCAGAAGCTGCGTCCGCTGATGCCGCGTATTGCGCAGCGCGGTGCCGAGGTCAAGACCCGTCAGCCGGTCGTTGACTGGTTGGAAGCGGTGAGCGCAGGCAAGGCCACGCCGGAACAGCGTGAGGCGCTAGATACGTTCATCCGCGACTTCGATGAGCTTGAGCGGCGTACAGCTTTGGAAAAGGCGCAGCGTGCGCAGCGGCAAGCCGAGCTTGACGCCAAACTGAAAGCCATCGAAGTCGAGGTGGAGAAAGCGGTAGCGCCGGCCAAAGCCCGCGTCGACGCCATTCGTGAAGCCATCAGCAAGCTGGAGCAAGCCACTGCGCTGGAAGCAGGTGCAAGCAACCGCAAGCGTAATGAGGCGCTAACGGGCCTCACCAAAGCAGAGAAAGAGCTTGAAACGCTGCGCAACGAACTCAGCGCGAAGTTCAGCAAGGAGTTTGGCGACGTTGTCGAGAAGGCCAACAGGCCCATCCTGAGTGGTGCCCGGGCGCAGTTCACGGCGGATTACTCCGCAGCGCAGCGACTCATCCTGATGTTCGAGCGCGGTGTGGAAAAGGCGGAGAAGCTCAGCATCGAAGGTGGCAATGCGCTGCAAGCTGAAGCCATTCGTCGGCTTCGAGACACCCTGTCGGAGTTTCGACAGGCGTACGAAAGTGACGACACTTCGTCGGAGAAGCGCGAAGAAGCGGCGCAATCGCTGGAGAACTCGTTCGCTGCCGTCAAGCAACTTAGCCTGCCGGCGCAGCGGTTCAAGCTGACGCAGCGCTTCAACGAGATGATGGAGTTCACCAAAGGGGCCATCGACCGCTACGCCGAGCGCATGGAGCGTGTTGCGTCTGTACAACAGACGCTGCGAGACATCAACGCCGCGCGACTCATGGCGCTGTCCACCAAGCACGCCGTCACCAAAGCGGACGGGGACGTGGATCGGCTGCTGGCGCTCGAAGCCGACATCAACCGTGACACGCAAGCCGCTGCACTGGCGGAGCAAGAGCTTGCCGCGATTGCTGTGCAGTTCAAAGAGAAGAAGTCCGAGCTTCGGCAGGCACTCGGCGAGCTTCGCGCGCAGAAAGAGAAAGCTGTCGAGAAGCTGACGGGCAAGCGCCCGGGCGCGCCCGCACTTGTCTCCAACCAAGTAGGCAAGGCGCTCATTCAGCTGGACGAGGATTTGCTGCTGGCTATCGACCCTGTGCGCAGTTTCAAGCGCATGAAGCGCGGTGAAGCTCTCAAGCAGGAAGAAGCTCAGGCGCGTGTCGCACTTGCTTCGCCGGGTCTTGCTTCGGAGGACCGCAAGAACCTCGAAAAAGAGCTTGCATGGGTGCAGAAGGCGCTTGCGGAAGACATGGCCCAAGCCGACGACGAAGTGTTCGTCACTGAGCGCGGTGTTGTACGGCTCTTGATGGGTGTCGGATCTCCGCAAGCCATTGCGCGTCTTGAGCAGCGCTACGGCAAGGAAGCGCGTGAAGCAGAACAGCGCGCGCTCAGGGCCGTGTACGGCGACATGTACGGTTCCGACAACAGGCTTGTTCAACGGCGAATCATTGAGTTTGAGCGGGGGCTTACCAAGAAGCAACAAGAGTACGTTGCGGCGCTAGAAGAGCGGTATGCGCATTTGATGGCGCAGAAGCTGGAAAAGGGCGCAGTGTCGGTGGAAGAACTTGAGCAGTTGCGCGCAAAGGCCAAAGAAAGGCTGAAAGCCTACGAAGAAAAAGCGAAGACGCGTGCCGAAGAAGTCGCCAACGCCTACGCCAAGATGGTCGAAGATCGAGGCAAAGTCGAAGACGCGTTGACGGCACTTACCGACAAACTGAACGCCAAGCGCGATCCTCTCATCGCTGCCAAAGATGCGCTAATCAAAGAGAAAGCGCGTGTGCAGCTGCTTACCGGCGCTGAACTGGCTCCGCTTGTTCGCAAGAACACCAATCCTGATACGCCGCGTGAGCAGCTGTTGGCGCAAGTCAACGCCAAGCTCGACAAACAGATTGCGGATAAAGAAGCCGCGATTGTCGCTGCAGAGCAAAAATTTGCCACTAAGCACGATGCGCTTGTTAAAAAGCTAGCCAATATCAACAGCAACTTCGAGCAAGAGCGTGGCGTCCGCACGACTTTCATCAACGAAGACACTCGCACAAAAAGAGAGCAGTCGCTGCTCAGTCGTGAAGCGCAGATGCGCAAAGACCACGAACAGGTCATGCGCGGCCAGACTGAACTGGCTATGCTTATCACGCACAAAACGGTCGACCGTATTGCGGCAAGGCAACGCAAGCGGCGTGTGACTACGCCGCTCATGCGCAACCTGTCTATGCTGGCTCAGTACTACGGGCGCAGCGCCAGTGGTGCAAATCGCTACTACCGCAAGCACTTCATCGAAGGCACACGTCCTGTCGAGCGTGATCGCCCGCTCAGCGCGTTTGAAATCGGTGAAGTCAATAAGCTGGCCGACGAGATCACAGGCAAACCCGCTGCAGTGCGTGAGGCAGAGCGGCCTACTCAGCAAAGCGCCGGTCGCGGACCCTTTACCCCTATCAACGCTACATCCCCAAAAGGGCTTGAGCAGCAGCTTACAGAGGAAGAAGCCGCTGTCTTGGCGCGTACGGCAATTAACTTTTCTGAAATCAGCGAAGCGGTTGAGGCAGGTATTGCGACATCAGCAGTAGCCAATCCGGCAAAAGGTCGCGTAGAGTTCAGAAAGCGTATCGGTACGCTGTTGCTAGCCGAGAAACTTAAAGGTGAGTCGCCATCAAGGGTCACCGACGTACTTAACAGACTGTACGCTGTCAGTACAGGCGAGGCTGAAGGTTTACGGCGTCCGTTGACTGAAGCAGAACGTGTTGAAAACGTTCGAGGTCTCGGCGAGGTTATGCTCACTGAAGGCGAGTTTACTACCGCCGTAGCGCGTGCTAGAGAGACAGGTGCTCGCCAGCTTGACGAACAGCGTGAACCCGAGGTCGGTGACGAAGAAGCCAGCGCACTGCGCAACGACAACAGCTTCTACGAGGCGCGGGGCACCGTCACGCCGCTTGACGCCGATGTAGCGAAAGCGCTTAGCGAGAACAACCTCAAGGAAGCGCTTCGTCTGCTCAGCGAGAACGCCAAGTCGCCGGAGCACCGTGAGACGGCCAAGCGTTTGGCCGACATGCTCGACAAGGTCAAGGTCGAACTCGCCGATGACGTGCGGCTCGACGGCACCCGGGTGGAAGGCAAGTACGACCCCCAGACGGCAACGATCACGCTCGACCGTGCGTTCCTCTCTGAAGAGACGCTTCTGCACGAGGCGGTGCACCCGGCCACGCTGAGCGTGCTGTCCGAAGCGGGTGCGCCTAAGATGTCTAGGCGCGCTTTTCTGCAGACCACGGCAGCTGTTGCCGGTGCTACTAAGCTAGGCAAAGTGCCCACTAGCGCAAGCGAAGCGGTTGCTGAAATAAAACGGCTGCTTAGTGGGGCGGATGATCGACAGGATGTGGCGTTTTCTATGCTAGATCGTAACGCAGAAGATGCGCTACGAGAAGCCGCTGATGTTGCTGCCCAACCTGCTGTTAAAGATTTTCCATGGATGGAGTCCGAATTTCGTGACGATTTTGACTGGGACTACGCAATCAACGACTATGTTGAGAGCAAAGGTATAGATACGGCCGTCAAAGAGTTCAGGCAGTACGCTGATACGATCAACCGGTTTGTTGAAGAAGCGGTTTCTCGGTATGCGCCTAAAGATAAACAAGGCGAGCCTGCTAAGACCGGCATAACCGCCGAGCAGCGTGCGGCGCGTCGCGAGCTTGAGAAGCTCTACAACGAGGTCAAGGCCGATCCGAAGTTCGCCAAGGAGTACGCCTCGACAGACCTCAAGGAGTTCGTCTCCGAGCTTCTGTCCAACGCTGATCTGCGCAACAAGCTCGACGCCCGCGAGGGGCTGCTGAAACGCATCTACAACGCGCTCCTGCGGCTGCTGGGCTTCGATGTACCCAGCACTTCTCAGAAGGCCACCTCAGCGGCCTACAGGCTCTTCCAGCCGGCAGCGCCTACGTCCACCACGAGCAAAGCCATCGCGTCCGTGCTGCGCGGCGTCTTCCCCGCCACCAAGCCTGTTGCTGCGGCCAGTGTCAATGCCAAAGCAGCAGAAGCCATCTCGCGGGTTGTGGGGCGCAACGCTTCGCTAGGTGACAAGATCACGGCCTTCGTGGGCGGGCTGTCGCTTAGGCAGGCGGTGCTGGACCGCTGGGCTTCGGTCGAGCACATCATCAAACAGGGTATCGCCAAAGGCAAGATCGATGAGGCGCGGGCCATGCAGCTTCGCGTGAACATGCGACTGCATGACCAGACGAACCAGCTGTTCAGCGCAGCCATGACGCGTGGCGGCATCAAGCTCAACAAAGAGGAAGACACGCGCTACGTCGAAGCGCAGGGTGGGGCCAACGCCATCCAGCTTGCGCAGGCGCTGCGCAAGGCCAAGCTGGGTAACGAGCAGTTCACTGAGCAAGCCTTCACCACATGGATGGCAGCGCTGCGCGCGGACAGCATGCCCGACGGCTACAGCAAGCTGAACTTTGGTACGGACAAAGAAGGCAAGCGACTGTTCGACAAGAGCGACGGGGACGCCGTCAAAGCGATGGTGGCCTCAGATCCCGACACTGCAGCCGCTTTTGAAGAAGCGCGGAATATCTATCGGCAGTACAACAACGATCTCGTTGATCTGCTGGCAGATTCTGGCGTCATTGACGGCGCAAAGGCAAAGGAACTCAAGAAAGGCGACTTCGTTCCGTTCTATCGCATCTCCGGCGATGTGCTGGAACTCGATATCGGCGCATCGCGCCCTGTCACCATCGGCAACGTCATCGATCAGCCCTACCTGCGCGAACTTGTAGGCGGTGCTGACAAGATCATGCCTGTCTTCTCCAGCATGGCGCGCAATACGTCACTGCTCATGCAGCTGTCTTTGCGCAATCTGCAGGCCAAAGACGTAGCCAACATGCTGAAAGAAGTCGGACTTGCGCAGATTGTACCCAAGGCGCTCAACCAGAACGGACGCGTCATTCGCTTCAAGGCCGACGGCAAAGAACTGTCTGCCGTGCTTGACCCCGGCGCTTTCCAAGAGCAGGGTCTGACGCCCGAAATGGTCGTGCAAGGGCTGCAGGGCGTGAAGACTGCTATTCCCGCTGTAGTCAAGGCGATGTCTTACCCGGCCTCGTTGCTGCGTAAGACCATCACACGGACGCCTGTCTACGTTGTACGGCAGATGATCCGCGACCCGCTCAACGCGTGGATGACGACGGGCGGCGACCTGAAGCCGCTCAAAGTGGCGGCGAACGGTATTCGCAACATGTTCTCGACTAAGCTCAACAAAACGGAAGAAGCGTTGAGCAAGGCCGGCGTGGTCAGCAGCCATGTGTTCAGCAATGACCCAGAAGACATTGCGCGCATCCTTCAGCAAGTAACGGCGGGCGGTACTAATTGGAACACCGCCATGGCGAAGCTCGACGGCATGGCGATGAAGGCCGATGCACAGACGCGGGCGGCGGTATACGACAGCTTCCGCAACAAAGGCATGACGCACGTCGAGGCGCTGCTGAGCACGCTGGAGTCAATGAACTTCACGCGGCGAGGAACCTCCGCGTCGATGCTGTGGCTCTCGACCATCATCCCCTTCTTCAACGCGCAGGTGCAGGGTCTGGACATCTTCTATCGGTCGCTCGTCGGGGACGTGCCCTATGAGCAGAAGATGAACGCCCGGGCTAAGCTGCTGGAGCGCGGCGCGCTGATGGCCGGCCTGACGATGGCCTACGCTCTGCTGATGCAGGACGATGAGTCCTACAAGAACGCCACGCCGGAAGAGCGGGCCATGAACTGGTTCTTGCCGCTGCCCGGCGGCGAGTCGATCCGTGTGCCCATCCCGTTCGAGTTCGGCCTGCTCTTCAAGTCGCTGCCTGAGGCGCTCATCAACACAGCCTTCGGCGATACGCGGGTGTCGGAGGCAGTACGAGCGCTCGGTAAGCAGCTGACGATGTCCAGCCCGCTGGCGCTGCCAACGGCGATCAATCCGGTGGTCGAGCTTGCGGCCAACTACAGCTTCTTCACCGACCAGCCGATCCAGTCTGCGCGGGAGATGGGCCTTGAGCCCGGGGAGCGCTTCCGGCAGAACACGTCCGAGCTTGCCAAGCTCATCGGCGGAACGGCCAACGTCTCGCCCATCGCCATCGAGCATCTTGTGCGGGGCTACACCGGTTCGACGGGCATCCTCGCCATGTCGCTGCTCAACCCGCTGCTGCGGCCTTTCTCAGCCCAGCAGATGGGCGAGCGGCCCGAGCGCCTGCTCAGCGAAGTGCCGATGCTGGGCACGCTCATCCAGCCCGCGTCCGGGCGCGGGCTGCTCAACGCGGCTTTTGATGACATCAACCGCATCCAGCGCGCTGCGCAGACGTACAACGAGATGATGCAAGCAGGGCGGGTAGAGGACGCCGCCGCGTTCGCCAATCGCTTCTCGCGAGAACTGGCGCTCACTTCCACGGGCGGTGCCTTCCGGCAGCAGATGGGCGAGCTTGCCGATCAGAAGCGGCAGATCGCCGCCAGCCCTGATCTCAGCGGCGCGCAGAAGCGAGCGCAGATCGATGACATTCGGCAGATAGAGATCATGCTTTCCCGCCAGATACGCGACTTGGTCAACGCGTCCGAGTGAACAGCACGCCTAGCTTGCCGTCTTTGATGGCATACACTGTCGTGATGCGGTAGCGAAAGGGGAGCGCGGACAACAACCCGCGCTCCCTCACCCCTTTGAGGTCCAGACAGGGAACGAAAAGCGACTGCCCGACCTCAACGCGGTCCCACGGAAAGCGTACTTGATGCTTCATCGAGTTTGTCTTTCGGCACCGTCAAGTGCATCACTGACACGCGCATAGCCGGCCCATCGACTCGGGACAGCAAGTCTTTGCGTACACCGAAACGCACATGAAAGCCATCGTGATGCATGGCTTTGAGCCCTCTTTTCAAATCGGCAAAGCCGAAGCTCATCGCGGCGCAGTGCTGACGCAGTAGCTGCTCTTCAACAAAAAAGTCAACGAGGTGTTCATGCACCATGCCGTGTTCTACGCGGCCCATGATGTTGTTCCTCGTAGAAGTCTTCCCTGTTATATCCGCGCCGAGATCCGTCAACACACCGTCGCTGGTCCTGCGCACCACGACAAAGCGTCCGTGATGCTCGCGAATGAACGCGTTGAGCACGTCTTCCGCAGATCGTATTGCGCCCTTATACACGGCACGCGCGTTGTTCACCAACTCTTTGAGCGCCCCCAGCAAAGGCTTGAGCGGTACATCAAGCAGCTGCGCGAAGCGAGAGCCCAGAAGAACCGTGGCGGTAATGACGTTAGTGCACGCCGCGTGCCAGATCCGCTCTTCGTCCGTAAACTCGAAGTCGCGCCTAATGCGCACATGCACTTGACTCCAAAGCTCAGCGACCGTCTTGTAGTTCTGGACGCAGTAGCGAACCCACGCTTCGCCGGCCACGCCGTAGTTATTGCGCAGGTTCAGGAGGGTGCTGCGCTCCGCATCATCAAACTGAAGTTCTTTAACGGGCGTCCACTCAAGCATGCGCATAAGCTCGCCCTGCGATGAGTGCTTGCGACTGCCTGTGAGCAGGTCAGTCATGTGGACATTCGATGTCAGCGTGCAAGTAGAAGACCATGTACTGTTGTTCAGACGCTCCTTGTTGGCGCTTGACTCCATGCGCTCCTTGCCCTGTCCCTCCGCGAAGTCAAAGATGAAAGCCGGCGCCCACTCCGCGTCGTTGCGGGCCTTGGAGGTGATTTCGTCGCTGAGCAGCGGCAGGCTGTTCAGCAGGCCCGCGCGCTGCTGCATGGCCACGGGGCTCGTACCTTTGCTTGTGCGATAACGGATCGGATGCCCCCACACGCCTGCTTTAAGCGACAGCGTCAGCGACTTGCCTGTGCCCGAAGCGGTCGATCCGATATGCCAGACAAAGCCCTCATGGTTTGAGAAGTGCATCAGCGTGGAGCCGAAGCTGTCTATGCACAGCGCCAGCATGGTCCACATCTCGCGATCTATCAGCAGATTCCAAGGCCGACGCCAGTCCTCCACCGTGCCCCGGCTCTGCGTGATGCGGTTCAAGTTCTCCAATCCTGGCATTGGCACGATGGTCTCTGTGCCATCTGCGCGGAACACGCGGTTGTTGTACACGAAGCTGCGGTCACGTTGCCACCCAAACTGCACCGGCACGTCGAGCGGCTTGCGCATAGCGGACGCTTCATTGACGCAAGCGCGAACATAACTGAAGAGATGCACGTCCATCGCAGCGCCTCTTGACGCATAGATGTTGTGCGCGGCTAGGCACTTTAACAGATCGTCTCTGGCTACAACGGCCTTAGTCGGCATGATGATGGAGATGTGCTCTTTGCTCTTGCCATCAACCGTAGGCTTTATCGCCATCAAGTGCACGCGGTGTTCGCCGTCTTCCATTTTGAGAAGGTCTACAACAAACAAGTCGTGCGACAACACCTCTACTTTGGTTTTGATCGTTACGCCTGTCGAATCCGTTTCCTTGAGTTCGACGTACACACCCCCGCGCTCTCCGTACAGATAGCCGCGAGGGGGCGCCGGGATTTCCACTTTGCGCGTTTGCAACAGGCCCGGGCCGTCGTCCTCCTCATCATCGATGGGGTCAAGCGGGGTATCTTCCCTCAGCGTGTTGGTCGGGATAACGACCTGTCGCGCCTCGACGTGCGTCTGCACGTCACGGCCCAGCGCGAGCGCGTTGGTGATCGAGCCCCAGTGCGGGCACCCCGGGCACACGCCCGGGTTCTCGGAGTCCATCTTGGCGCACGGATAGGGGCCTTTGATCTCAGCCAGCTTGGCGTGCATCCGCTGCTCAGGGTACGGGTGCAGCGCTGTCAGCTTGCGCGTTGCTTCATCCGCGTCGGTGCACACCTTGGCCCATGACAGGAGCCCGCGCCAGAGCGGTTCCATGCCGTCTTCCTGCGCGTGTTCTTGGTAGTAGGCCAGCTGCCGGCATCCCTGCCCGCGCTCGCTCTTGAGCCAGATCGTTTCAAATGTCGAGGTGATGTTCCCCAGCAGCGCTTCCGCTGCTGCGCTACGCCGATGGGCCGCGCGCGTTGGCGCGGACCCCGCAAGCACCGCCACTTCGCTTGCAACGAAGTCGTTGCTCACGGGCGCGTAAGCCGCGCTGAGCTTGCTGCGCACGATGGCGCTGAAGCGCTTGAGGTCGACAGGCCCTGTGCCCTCGCGCAGCACCTTGACGGGGCGCGGTGTTTCGTACACGGCCTTGTAGTTGAAGGTGCCCGGTACGCGCAGGATGCGCGCAGCGTCAGCGGTGACCGTCATGTCGATCACAAACTTCTCTTGCAGGCACAGGCGCTTGAAGTTCTCCGCTACAGGCTTCCACGTCACGATGTCCGTGTCGTCTGCCAGCGGCCAATAGCAATGTAGCCCTCCACCGGAGGACACGATGTGGGGAAAGCCGAGTTCGTCCAGCCCTGTGTTCTCAAGAAACGCGTAAAGCGCCTCTCCCGCAGCGGCTTTTGTTTTGTACCCGTCAATGTCGATGAACAGCGCCTTGATTGCCTGCGCGTTCTTGACGGTGCGCCTTTCGCGTGAAAGCGTGGCTACGCTTGGGTCAAACGTAGAGAGTCCGAAGTAGATGTCGAACCGTTCTTGGTGCCAGCGCTTGATGTGCGGTACAAGTTCCTCAAGTGTAGGCTGAAACACATGCAGCTTTTTCGTGCCCTTTATCCCAACTGCGCAATACAGCCCGTTCCCGGGCGACGGCAGTACGTCGGCCATTAGCTCCAGAGCGCGCATTGTGTTTACCGTTCAGCATAGACCGTCACCTCACCCCGCCTGTTCAGCCTTTTTGCTGAAACTCTCGCAGACTGAATTCTGTGCATATTGCTCTCCAAGCGTCCTGTTGCGTTTTAGCAGCCTGCATGCAGCGCACGAGCCGCTCCACGGCTGCTTTGTTTCGGGGGGTTACGTCGTTGCCGTTCATCCAGTTGTACACCGTCTGACGCGTAGCGTGCGTGGCTTCGCAGAGCAGCGTGACCGGGATGTCGTGGTAGATGGCCCAGCGCCCGAGACGCACGCCCAAGCTCAAAGGCAGCGACTGTACCTTGTCGATGAAGTTCTGTCTGTACATGGGGTGTCGGGGCCCCGCGCACGGCGCGGCCCCTGCTCCTGTTACTCGTCGTCCCAGTCGGACAGAGCCTGCGCCAGTTCCGCTTTGGCGGGCGCAGCCGGCTTCGCTGCAGGCTTGCGCACCTCAGGCTCATCGGCATCGTCGTCTGCGGGCGCTGCAGCGGCCTTCTTCGCCTTGGGCGGGGGCGGCGGCGCATCCTCATCGTCTTCTACTGCGGGCGCGGGGGCCGGCGCCGCAGCGGCCTTCTTCGCCTTGGGCGGGGGCGGAGGCACGTCGTCTTCCACCTCAGGCTGCGGGGCCGGCGCAGGCGCCTTCTTGGCCTTGGGCGGGGCACCCTCCAGCTGCGCCGGCTGCGCCGGTTCCACGTTGTCGCGCTTGGCGACCGTCATGGTGACCGCCTTGGTCGCTTCCTCCGAGCCGGCCTGCGTCTCGATGGTGGCGTACTCATCGTCGGACAGCCAGCGCATCGCCTTGAAGACTAGCTTGGGGTTGTCCGCCTCAAGGTCGAACTTCATCCGGGTGACGACCGTCTCCGGGTTGATGCGCTGCGCGGCCAGCCAGCGGGCGTACTCTTGCAGCGGGCGCTTGTCGCCCTTGGCTTCGCCAAAGAGGCTGGTGGCGGGCAGCGCAAGCTGCATCACCGCGCCTTCCATGTCGTTGGCGAGCACCACTGCGATCCGCTGCTGGTAACGGCAGGCGCGGCTGTTGCCCTGCCCAGAGCCCGCGACGTTCTTCGGGCACGCCGCACAGGTAGCCGCCTGCGGGTGTTCCGCTTCAGGGCTCGGCGTGTTGCCGTCCGCCGACCAGCAATCGGGCGCAGCAGCGGCATCGGAATCGTAGTTCTTGGCGTACCAGACGCGACCGACCTTGGGCGCCGCCTTGATGATCACCACGTCGAGGTAGCGCTCCTCGATGTTGGCGATCTCTTTGCCATTGTCCAGCAGACGGAACACACCGTTGGCGATGGAGATGCGCTTGCCGCCTGCACCACCACCCGCGAGCGCTTTGGCGGTCTCAGAGAGTTCGGCTTTGCGGGCGAAAGCGGGCACCTGCGAGGGGTTGAATTGAACGACTGCGTTCATGCTTGTCTCACTTGGAAGGTTTACGGACAGAGATAACGTACTCCGAGTTGCTGTTCAACCCGGGCGGTACGAGGGTGGGGTTCGCTTCAAGGAATTGGGCCATGTTCTTCTGGCTGATACGTTTCTCCACTAGGTCGAGTGCGTCGTGCTGCAACATGAACTGCTTGAACGCGTCCCAGTCCTGCGCATGGAAACGCGTCTGGGTGCCGAGAATGACAGTGCCGTGCGCCGTGTTGGCGCTCTTGACGCCCATGGCCAGCAACCTGTCCTTGAGTTCGTTACGCACAGCATCGCGCTGCGCGGTCAGCTGCGCGACCTCTTTGTCGTATTCAGCCGTCAGTTCTTGGATGCGCCCCTGTATCTTGCGATACACACGGGCGAGCTTGTCCAGCGGCACTTCGTCCGCTTGCACTGCATCGGTCATTCTTCTCTCCTGAAGGGTCGGTAACGCCGACCGTTTTACAAGTCTAGTGTTTGTAAAGCGTTTGTCAAGCGGCGGTCTGTTGCTTTTTCGCCCTAGCCTCTTCCTCGAACATAGCGACCAGCAGTGAGTGGTCACTCACTTTGCCAGCGAGCGCTTTGAACAGTCGCTCCTCGACGGGGCTGCTCTGGATGTGGATCACGCGCACCTTCTCGGCGTCTTGCCCCTTGCGGTCCGCCCGGGCGATGCACTGCAGATACTGCTCGACGCTCAGCAGCGGCCCGTAGAACACCACCGTGTCGGCAGCGGTCAGGGTGATGCCGTGCGCCGTGGCCTGCGGCTGCATGACGAGCACGCGCGTGTCAGGATTGCGCTGGAAGTCGTCAATGATCTGCCCGCGCTTGGCCGCGTTCACGCCGCCGTGAATCTGCGCGTGCTTGACGTTGCACTTCTCCAGATGCCGCGATATCGTGTCAATGCTGGACAGATACAGCGCGAAGATGATGACCTTGCGGTCGGTCTCTTCGATGACCTCTTGCAGCACACTCAGGCGTGGCGAAGAGTCGAACTCGATGACTTCGCTGTTCTCGGAGTAGGCCGCACCGCAGCTGATCTGAAGGAGCTTGTTCAGCACAACGCCTGCGTTGGCGGCAGTGATGACTTCGCCCGCCGCCATGACCAGCATCTGCTCTTTGAGGATCTTGTAGTACTTGGCCTGCTGCACTGACATTGGCACGTTGCGTGTCTCTGTCATGACAGGGGGCAGATCGAGGCACTCCTTCTTCGTAAAGCGAATAGCCGGCTGGAGTACTTCATGCACCATGTCGCGAGCGTTGGGCTTAGGCACCCACTTGTACGTCGAGACCTTGTTCATGACCTTGTCGCGCCACCCGGTGAGCAGCGTTGGCACGCCGCGCGGGTTGACCAGCTTAGCCATGCCGAAGGCGTCTACAGGTGACTGTGACGCGGGCGTGCCCGTCATCATCCACAAGTACGTCTCAGGCCGCAGAACAGATGCCAGCGCTTTCCAACGGTCCGTGTATGGGTTTTTGTAAGCGTTGGCTTCGTCAACGATGACTAGGTCAAACCGTCCGTCATTGACTACTTCCTTGTTGATGATCTCCAGTCCGTCGTAGTTTGTGATGACTATCTCGTAGTCACTCTGGATCATCTCTACGCGGCGCGCGGCCTTGCGATGGTGGGCCACGATGGCGCTGCGGTGAATGACGCTGTTGCTGATGTCGGCCAGCCACGCGCTGTGCATGATCGACACGGGGCAGAGCACGAGCACCCTGCGCACATCGCCGCGCAGCATCAAGTAATCCGCCGCCCACAGAGCGCTGAGCGTCTTGCCCGTCCCCGGCTCGTTGAAGCAGAAGCCCCTGCGGTGCAGCGTCAGGAAGCTCGCCGTCTCCCGCTGGTGCGCCATGGGGGTGTAGCGCCCGGGCCAGTTGTAGGAGCGCATGATGGGGCTGGGCGCAGCCTTCACGCCGAGATTGCGCAGCACGCGCATCTCATCCAGACCCCACGCCACAGCCACCGTGTAGCCACCGTTGGGCAGGCGCTCAACTACCTTGGAGCGCGGGATGACGGTGTACTTCTCCGGCGTGCGCGTGCGGATCAGCACGGCACGGTTGTCAACGATCTCCATCTCAGCGCCCGTTGTCGGCGCGGTTGGCCTTACGGGCGCGTAGCCGCGTGTTGGCCATCGTGCTCTTGCCGCCGGCACGCAGCGGCTTTACGTGGTCGATGTCTTTGCCCGAGCGGTCGATGCCGGCCTTGTCGTACGCCCGTCGAGCGCGTTGGCGCTCGATCTGGTCTTCAGTCTCGCCGCTGGCCTTCTGCAGCGCGTACTTGTGTTTCCAATCACGCTTCTCAGGCATTACCTACTCCTGTGATGTTGAGGGTGATGTTCGCATGAATCGACGGGGCACCAGCCGCACAGCGGCGACTGCCGTGGGTTCCATACGTTGCTGCTCTCGCACGCTAGGATACACGCGGTTCGTTCACGGTACAGCTGCCAATGCTTGTCCGCTTCTTCGCGGTGCATCTTCATCTTCACTAGGTCTTTCTTGAGCGTGAAGATAAGCGCCGACATGACTTTGCGGATGTGGGGGAAATGGGCGAACACGAGCAGCGACATCAACACAAGCTGGTCCCTGTCGGGGTACTTGTTGCTGCCTGTCTTCCAGTCCCCAACCCATGCGGTCAGGTTGTCGTCGTCGACAACAAGAATGTCCGCTATCCCCCGCGCCCATGCATCAGGCGCAAACCAGTCACAGGGTTCGAGGCGCTCATTGACGGCCATCTGGTGCTCCGCCAGCTTGCGCCCGGGCTTTGACAGCATGGCGTCGGCCAGCGCTTGACAGTCTTGGTACGCCACCGGGAACGGTTTGCTCTCGGTGATGTAAAGCTCGATGGCTTTGTGGACCGCGTTGCCGTAGATAGTAGCGGGTGTGTCCTTGCGGGGGTACTTCTTGAGCACCCGCACTTCGTGGTAGCGCCGGGGACAGCCTTCAAAATCCTTGAGCGACGTGTGCGACCAATGCATTAGAACTCCGCAGTATCAATGGCTTGACTGAGCAGCTTGCTGAACTGCGTGACAAAGCGCTCGTCGTTGTTGAGGTTGCTGCCCATCTCGTGCAGAACCGCGTGGGTGATCTCGTGCCACAAGACCTCGTTGCGCTTGGCAGGCGGCAGCGGCTGGCCTGCGTGGGTCGTGTACAGCATGATGGTCTTGATCTGCGAGTAGCACTCGCCGTAGTAACGGCGATGCGACTTGGCAAGATGCAGCGTGTACCGCGACGTGCCAACGGTGATGTGGCGCGGGGTGGGGATGAGTTTGACTTCTTTGGTCATGGTGAAGCTCCTGTAGTTAGCCTTTTGCAAGGCCGTAACGTCGGTGTGCGCCGACTTCCGCTGCCAGAGGAACCCCCGGCATGTACTTTGGCTCTTGCACCATCATGGCAAGAATCCAATCTCTTGCTTCTGCCTTCTCGGCTTCTGGTACTACAACAATCTGTTCGTCGTGCACGGTTCCTACAATAGGATAGCGCGCAGCAGTACGAATCATGCCGTCCGTCATCACGATACGGGCCAGCCCTTGCGTGATGTTGTTGGTAATTTTCCCAGCGTACAGCTTAGTTTCATCTGCGCCGTACACCCACTCTGTGGTGACTCGGTTCTTCTTGCGTACCTTACGCGACTTGAGCCCGGGGTATCGGATGCTCATGCCGTTGGGGAACACGATCTGTTCTTTCCTGAACAGCAGGCACTTGTGCTGATACTCCTGCCCGCCGTACAGCGATTTCTCCAGCAGCTGCGTGCATAGCTCCCACAGCCCCACTACAGGATGCGCCGTTGCACGGTAAATGTCAATGATCTTTTTCGCTGCCACGCAGTGGATGAGAAGCTCCTGAGCCGTACATGTGTGCGGGATCTCCGCCATCGCTGTTACGTTGTCCTCCCAGTCTACGAAGCGCTCGATGTAGTCACGCGTTACACCCAGCTTTTTGGCGAAGTCTTTGTCGTATCGAACCGGCGGAGCGCCCAGAAAACCAACCAGCAGCTGCGCAGCGAACGATGCCCATCCTAGACCGTAGCCCGCACCCAGCAGCGCTGACTTCGCACTTTGCCGAAGATCGGGGTGCGTCTCTTTCGTCATGCCCGGTATGCCAAACATCTGCGCACCAAACATGGCGTAGGCGTCTTGCTTGGACCTGAAGATGTCCAGCATCTCGTCGTAGTCGGCTAGCCACCCCAGCACACGGGGCTCGATCTGCGACAGGTCGCCGACCACAAGCACGTTGCCTTCAGGAGCCATGATCGCCTTGCGCAGGAACGAACCGCGCTTGAGGTTCTGCATGTTGATGGCGCTGCCCTTGGAGGCAGTCCATCGGCCCGTAATGGCCCCGTAGTACGAGAGCGGCACGGGCAGTCTGCCGCGTTCCGAAATCTCCATGAAGCGCTGGGCGCGCGTCCGCTCGGTGGTGGACTTCACCCGCAGGCGCGTCTCGCAGAGCAGCGCCACGTCGCCGTTGTCGCCATTGAGCAGCGCTTGGAACATCGCGTCGTTCTTGGCGAAGGCGAACGTCTTGCCCGTCGGGTTCGGGTTTGTCGGCGTCGGTCGCTTCTTCTTCATGGGCGGCTCGACGCCCATACGCCGCAGCAACTCCGCGAACTTCGGGTTGCTAGCCAGCGCTTCCTCCGGCACACCCAGCATAGCCAGCAGCGCCTCGCGGCTTTCCTTCTCCTCCATCAACGCGTCACTGAGCATGTCCGGGTCAAGCTCCAGCAACGGGCGTGTGTACATCTTCAACGTGATGTCGATCAGGCGAAGCTCGCTCTTGGGGAAGTTCTCCGCCAGACGCTTGTAGATTTCTTCGCAAAGAAAGACATCGTGCTTGCAGTACTCTGCAAGTTCTTTCTCCTCTTCCAGCATCAGCACGCCCATTTTACCGTCAGTGGTGTGCACTGCTTTGCCCTTAGGGGGCAGTCCGAATTCTTCAGCCAGCTTGGCTAAGCTGTTGCCTACCTCTATTCCTCGAAGCGCCCGGGCCATGGACAGCGTGTCGAGAATGAACGCAGGCTCGTGTCCGTAAACCCAAGTCAGCACAGACACATCGAACTGTGCGTTGTGACAGAGCACGGCAGTCGTGCTCCAATCAATCTCGTCAAACACCCTGCGCAGATGAGTGTAGCCCACCCAGCGCGGGGGCTCATCCGAGCCTAGCCAATGCAGCCCAACGCCCCAAGCGCCGAAGCGTTTATCCCGTATGTACTCCTCCGTGGTCATGCGGCGGATCGTGTATCCGTTCTTCGAGTCCCACTTGGTCTCAAAGTCGAGTGTCAGAATCTGTTTGAAAGGAGCACCCATGTTGTTCACCTTTAATGTGCGGTCATCTTTTGTTCGTCCATCATCGCCATGCCGTACGCTTGTGTCGCGGCTCGAAGCATCGCCAGCGCCGCCGCCCCGTCCGTGTGGTGGAGTGGTCTGACGTGCAGTTGCTCCTCCTCGATTTCGTGCAGCATGAACAGCGCTAGCACTTTCGAGTCGTCTGACTGAAGGTAGCAATTCACCAGCTGACGCAGTATCAACTGGAACTCCTGAAGCGCCTCGGGCTGCATGCGCAGCGTCTGGTGCACCAGCGCCAGCAGGTGCACATCCTCCATTCTCTTTTCTTCTTCGGATTGCATCGAGCACCTCTTCCAATTCGTGGAGATTGTCTTCATTGATTACCAAAGACACGCCGCCTGCAGCAGCGATGTCATCAAGCGCTTTTCTTTGTAGCGCTGTCGTGGTGCCCTTGCCTGCTTTGGCTTCTACTGCAACGAAGAAGCCGAGATAGCATATCAGAAAATCAGGTGTGCCTGACTTGCCGTACCCTGTACCTATGGGCATGGCGTAATAGGCTGCGTGCTTTGTCAGCACGTCGCGAATACGCCGCTTTACTTTAGCTTCTGGTGTAGCAGCCATGTGTGTAGGTTCGGGGGAGATGCAGATTCCGCGCCCCCGATTCGCGGTTCAGGTGGTAGCTAGCTGCAAAGCGACGTAGGCTAACTAGCTACCGCGACGAGCGTTCAGATCTGCAAGCCCCCGCAGCGCCGCGCTCTCACCATGCCTACCGGTGTTCTGGTTGAGTTGATTCGCTGGGCGCTGTCTCCAGTTCAATCAACTTCTCAATGTAGTGTTTGGCTTTTCGGAGATCGTCAATACCTCCTTTGTGCTGCCAACGCGAAAGGTACTTGACAGCATTCCCGTCAAAGAACCCTAATCCCCAGTCGTTAATTACGTCCCACGTCTGGTACTTGAATTGTTTGTAGTGACCGCCAGCAACCTGTATATCATTCGCGCTCATCATTCTGCTCCTTGCGCATCTCTTGCGCGTAATACCTCAACTCGACTGTCCGCGCCGCCGCACGCAGGCGGCTGACGCTGGTGGCTTTCATGACCTCGATGGCAATCGCCACGAAGGTCTCGATCTCGGCGCGCTCGTCGTCGCCCCAGCCGATCAGGCCGGCCACCGCAGCCTGCAGGCGCTCGTCGCGCAACTTGGCGACCCGCTCGACAAGATACTCCAGTTCTTCCCTCGGCACCGCCGCGCGCTCGCGCAGCAGGGCGTGCATCCTCGCGGCTTGCACGGCCACGAAGTCGGCATCAGGTCTCGCTCGGCGGGTCATTGGTTGCCTGCTGTACATCTTCGGCGGGCACCTCGTAAGTCACCCAGCGGTGCTTGCACCCGTAGCACTCCCGGCGGCGGACATACCAGCCTGTCTCGTTGCTCTTGCGAGTGTCGAGCACGCGGCTGTTCCATGTGTTGCAGGATGGGCAGGCGCTCATTCTTCTCTCCTGATCTTCGGCAGCGGTGCCCAGCCCATCCAGAAATTGTCTTTACCGTTCCACTTCCCGTAGGCCGCGACACCGCCTTGCCCCAGCAATTGCACCTTGCTCCCCACCGGGCACGAAGACATCGGCCGCCAGTAGTAGTCCTGATCGACCGTCGCGGTGCGGGTGCTATCGGTGCGGGTCACTTCTTCCCCCTTGCTCGGATGATGTCCTGAAACTCTCCGATCAGATCCCAACGACCTTGGGTGTAGTCTCTGGGGGCTACGACATTGCGCTTCAGTTTGAGTAACTCTTTTTCAAGTTCTTCGCGCTCAACTGCGACTGCATGAGCAATGGCCTTCTCGGTAGCTTCTACGGCAGTTTTTAGAG